AATGTAATCAAAATCTGTAACTGATACATCTGTGAGAATAAGCCCAGCAACCGCCGCTATTCCTGTATTGGTTATAACATTGCTGCCATGCCTCTCATCAATTAGATTGCCGTCTGCATCAAAATGCAATATATCAAAATGCCCTTTGAGTTTCAATGGCTCTACACTATAATTAATACCTTCATTTGTCATTTTTTGCCTCCTTTTTTGTTGTGATTAAAACTTTTAACTTGCCATTAGCCCTTGCAATTATATCATCGCTGGGGCATTCCTTAACCTCGCCCTTGACTATACGCCAGCCTGTTTGTTTATCAAGCCAGCGGTAGCCCTCTGCGAGCTTAACCTTTTTTGCTTTGCTTTCTGCCATCTTTCCCTCCTTTTTCTTTTAAATCCATTTTAAGCCCATCCTTGCCGTGCTTGAGTATTGCTTCAATTCTCTTGATGATGTGTTTCTCATTTACGCCTCGCTCTGCATGCCTTCCAAACCATTCGCCACGCCCCCAAGCATAAAAGATATAACTGCCGTTAGCCAACCGCTTTGCTTCAAATAAGTAATGTCCTCTCGCCGTTTTAACCACCCTAAAAAGTTATAGCAAAGGCGTTTATGCCTTTGCGCTTGCCACAAGAACGGCGGCATTCGTATCTATGTTGCTCACTGAATATGTGAAGCTTGCATTGACCTCTGTCAGTGTCTGGCTTGGGTCATAATCAACTTCTATAAGCAATGGGTCGTTTGTTGCAACTGCATAAGAGTAGCCCGTATCTATAAGCAAGCCCTCATAACCATCGGTATTAAAGTCAGTGCCAGAAGATGTGTAAGCCTGGACATTGGTTGTTTCAACAATTTTTACACCGAGATACTGCCCTATTTCGCCAGAAAGTATTACTTCATTGCTTCCATACTCTGAAGCATTGGTAAACTGGCTATCATCTCTCAATGATTTAAGCATATATGGATGCCCGAAGAATACAAGGCTGCCTGGCTTCTTCCCCCTATCTGCCGCCCTTATGAGTGTTATTGCCTCATTCAAATCTTCAGGGGCAAACACATCACCTGCATCTATGGTCGTATCAGAACCACTAACTACATAGCTAAGGGCTGATGCGCTAAGGTCACTATTAACATCATCTGTGAGAATAAGCTTATCTTTCTTTTCCGTGAGCCATGAAATCATCTCGTTCTTTAGCTCATTTATGACATTGATGCCCACAGGCGCCCAGTCCTTGATTGCATCTCTGCTTATCTCTGACCTGAAGCCATAACGACTTATTGTATAAGTTACATCATCAATATCAAAATTCTCACTTTCAAAATCAGTACTGCCCGGCGTCATTACCTGCCAGTCACTTGGCTCTGTCATTTTTACTGCTATCGGCAACCTTCCGTAGTTACCGGCTACGGTGTAAAATCTACCTCCAGCACGAAGGGCACTCTCAGCCATGCAAAGTGGCTCTGCCCTCTTTATGATTTCCTTTGCCCACTCCTGTGGTGGCTCTCCCAGTGTGGTATCATCTATCGCTGCCCATCCTGTTCCTCCAGTCTGGACTAATTCTTCCATCTCTTTCATATTAAATTCCTCCTATACTTTTTATAAACTTGTTTTGTAAACATCTTTCATTTTTCCACGAGATTTGCGGGCTTCTGCCATCTTTCTCGCTTCTTTCTTTCTCTTATTCTTTATCTTTGTCTTCATATCCTTTTCTACCACTACCACTTATCTCACCCCTGAAATTTCCTTTATGAAGTCATACATATTCTTATCTGGGTCAGGGCTTCGAGTTCAGCAATCTTTTTCTTGCTTTCCTCAAGCTCTGCTTTCAAGGCTTCAATTGCCTTCAGGGCTTCTTTTGCCTCATCTATTTCCTTTTTCAGATTGCCAATTTCCTTACTGCAATCTGTTTCTACTTTCACAGCCTGAGTTATTTCCTCTTCGGGTTCTTCCTCTGGCTGATTCTCATTTTTTATTTCCTCTTCTTCCATTTTATTACCTCCGTCATTATCTTTGGCATAATCGCCCACTCCTAACGCCTTAGCGTGTTTTATGAGATGGGCTAATGCCTTCTTTTTCTCCTTATCGCTTAAATTACTCTGTGGCACCCGTGCCAACGCATTCCTTAAATGCGGTAAATCTACCGTGTTGTGCTCTGTCCCTTTCTTCACACTCATGTTATGATGTGGAAAATGCCTTAAACTGCGGGGCGTTGTCTTACCCTCCTTGTCTTTCTTGCCCCTTGGCTCTATGTATGCAAATGCAGCGTCTGGCAAATTGTTTATGAATTTCGTTGTCCATGTTGCTTCTTCGATTTCTTCCTTGCCCTCTGCTCCCTTGTTATCCTCTATCTTCATTGAGTTGTCTATGCCGACACCGCAACCTGCCGCTGGGCTGCATGCTCCCCTTGTAACCAATGCCAGACCATCAAACTCATAGTCACGGGCAACAGGCACTATGACCTTTTCACCCTGTATTTCTATTTCCTCATCTGCCTTTGATGCCCATACCTCTATGCTTACCTCTGGGATTTTGCCTGCATTCTTTCGTTCCTCGATGTATCCCTTTGCTATGTGTGCCTTTGCCGTATGGTCGCAGATGACGGGCGTTAATAGCATTTTGCCATTCTCAAATTTGACATCCTTGACAAATCCAACCTCATCCTCTACCCTGTCGCTGTGGTCGAGATTGAGGGGCTGCCTTTCCATCGTGTGGTATGCCTTCTTTATCTCCGCCGCGGGGAAGTAAACGCCGTTGTAAATGTTGTCACCGACTAATGCGACTGTTGCCTGTTGGGGGCTTTCACCCTCTGCTAATTTATCGTTGCTGATCCATCGGGCTGACAGAGTTAGTTTTGTTTTATCTCCCATGTTCCCTCCTTTTCGCTATATACTACACTAAACGTGTATGTTGAATTGTTTTTATTTTTCATAACCCACCTATTGCAAAATTCATGTATGGCAGCTTTTGTTTTACCTTTTCAGCCGCAGGACGCATATACGGTTGTGCTGACATTTTGTGTGTGCCAAATTCAACATATGGAGCATATTCAACATTTGTCCCCACAAACATCGTTGTCTTATCGCCCTTTGCTGTTGAGATTGAATTTCTTAAACGCCCCGTATCAACAGGGCATATACGCTTTGCCTCTTTTTCGACTTCCAGAGCTGCCAACTCTACTATTTTGCTTAACTTATCGTCGCTTGCCAAATTCTGTATTTTTGATACTGTCGTGGCAAGCCCTAAAACTTGTATTCCTATCATTTGATATTTTCTTCAGTTATATTAAAAAACGTCCGTAATCCTTCAATTTTCCCAAGAAGCAACCTATCTTTCTTTGCTTCATCACTATCTACAATTATTTTTATTTCCAGTTCATTTAATTCTGCCATTTTTATGCACCAAAGTTCCTATTTTTGTCCACTTTAGTGTATGTAAACATCATTTTCGCTGGGCTGCATGTCCTCTCCCTCACTGTCCATGAGCATGATGCCCACCGCATTAACCTTGCCCAGCATCTTTATTATTTTGTTAATGCCTTTTATCTGCTTTTTGCTTAGATTGATAACGCCATCCTGGGTTATCATGTTGTCTTTTAACATGAGATAAATACCCTTTGCCATTATGCCACCCTCCTTGCCCCTGCTTTTATTTGTGCTGTTGTAAGCCCAGCCCCTTGCTTTCTTAGTAAATCCAGATTGAGTGTGGGCATGAATCCAGCATTTATCTTTGCCTGTCTGTGCTTATGCTCACGCTTTAATTCCAAGCCCTTGCGGATTTCCCTTTTATCTTTCTGGTAAACGTATGTCATGTGAACCTAACATTAAATTAAATTTCATGTTAAATGAAATTGGCATTTCTGGCGATTATTTGGCATTTATTCAATAACTTAGCTTATATGTCATGGTATTATCCTAATTCTTCGGGTATCTTTCTGATAACCGCCCTTTGCTTTATGCCCTCTTTTTAATATGTTCATCTCTATTCTATCAATTTTATCATCCAGCATTTCCAGAAATCCCCATATTTCTTTTATTTGGTTGTATAAATTGTCTATATGAAATTCTGTTTTCTTCAACATATTAATCCCACTCAATAACTGGGCTTATACTGCATCTGCAATTCGGATGTAACGGGGGCGGACTATCGTCCATGTCATAGATATTGCCGTCCCTGTCCGCACATTCGGGGCATGTCCTCTCCCCGTAGGCTGCAACCCATATGTATTTTTTAACCCCTGCTTTCTTGTAAGTGTTGCGGGCTGCTTCATTATACGCCCTGATTGTTTCCGTGCGGGCTATCATGTCAGCCCTGTATCTTGTCATCGTGCCAACCTTGCCCCTTATCTCACGGCTCATTTGGGGGATGCCCCAGCCGTTCATGTATCCCTCACTTATGATGCGTATAATATCCTTTTTGGCATCTGTCCCCAATGCTTTCACGAGTGATAGAGAATTTGCCTTTAAAATGCCCATAGCTTCAATGTCACGGGGCATTGGATTAATCCCGATGAGTAAGCCGTATCTTTTTAACTGCCGTGAGGCGTTGCGTAAGCCCCCTTTATAGGCATTTTCTGTATTCTTGTTAATGATTGCAGGGGCTTTGCTGTTTACCTCAGCGTCAAGGTGGTTATCAATGCCCTGCATCGCATCGTCAATGCTCAGCATGATGCCCTGCATTGTATTGCGTTTTGCTATCATTTCCATGTAGCTGGATAGGGCTTCAAGGTATGATTTTATGAAGCGTCTGAACAGCCCCCTTAACTGCCTTGCGTATAATGCCCGAAGGGCTAACGTGTGAGTGGGGTCTCTAATCATATTAAATAGGGATGATATGTCCGTCCTTTTCTTTTTTCTTTCTCCCCAAAAAACGGTTTGTTGTTACCCGCTTCCCCCAAGTATCCTTTCCTTCTGTTGTATTTTGGAATGTTTCAGTTGTTGTATCTAATGGTTCTGTTGTTGTATCCCATGAGAATGTTATAGTTGGGAAGTATGGAGGGTAGTAGTATGTTGGCTCTGGCTCCCAATGAGGTTGGTATTCTTG